AGGAGGTGCAACAAATGCAACGACGTTCCAAAATGGGCAAGCGGCGTTCCAAGAAATTATTCTCCAAAACTGCCCGCTCTGGCCACATGTTCAACCGCGGTATGAAAGCGGGACTCAAAAGAGGGGGGATCAGGCTGTAATGCCTTGCTATCGTCCTGCACTGGCCCACAGGTCGACCATTCCCGGCAAGACTGGTAAAATGCCTCTGACCTTCAAAGCAAGTGAGGCGTACACTGATCTGCCGGTCATGGTTCCCTGTGGCAAATGCATAGGCTGTAAAACGGACAAAACAAACGAATGGGCGGCAAGATGCTATCATGAATCAAAACTACATGAAGAAAACTGCTTCGTCACACTAACGTATGACGATCAAAACCTTCCCCCCGGGGGGACTCTAGTAAAAGAACACATCCAAAAATTCATTCATGATCTGCGTCAAAAAATCGCCCCAATAAAAGTAAGATACTATCTGGCGGGTGAATACGGTGAAAAGTTATCTCGTCCACATTATCATCTTCTTCTGTTTGGCTATAGCTTCCCTGATCGCGTCTTGCTCTGTCGCAATAACAAAGCAGGACAGGAACTGTACACATCCGACGAACTCGGCGGCCTCTGGACAAAAGGACTCCACTCCATCGGACATGTCGACATCTCAAGCGCAAAGTACGTCGCAGGATACACAGCCAAAAAAATCACAGGAGAAAAAGCGGACTCTCATTATTCTGGACGAATACCGGAATTCGCACTAATGTCAAAACGCCCAGGCATAGGTCATGACTGGATCATGCAATACAAATCGGATGTCTATCCGAAAGATCACTTCCACATAAATGGAATCAGACACAGACCGCCAAGGTACTATGACAACCTGATCGAAAAAAAAAATCCTCGGACAATCAAAAGAGTGAAAATCAAGCGGCAAGCGGCTTCCAAGGAAAATGATAAAGGCGGCGTCCATCGCTACTACGTCGCAAATGTCAAAGAAGTAACAAAACGTCAGCGGGAAAGACGGCTCTACGAAAATGAACTCGGTTAACGCATACTGTGTCCTCGACATCAAATCAAAGGTCTACAACTCACCTCACTTCCTTATCAACGATGCGGTGGCTATAAGGCAATTTCAAATGGTCATAATGGACAAAGAAAGCATGCTCTCGAAATTCCCCGAAGACTACAGACTCTACTGCATCGGGTCATTCGATATGCTCACGGGCATCCTCAAATCAGAACAAGCTCCCCGCGAGCTCGCACACGGACTACAATTCAAAACGGAGGTCTAACAATGAAGAGTATTATGAAGCACATGTTCAGCGAGGTTCCCAAAATCAATATTCCTCGCTCGTCCTTCGATCGATCTCACGGATTCAAATCTACCTTCGACGCAGGTCTCCTCATTCCCTTCTTCGTCGACGAAGCACTTCCCGGCGATACCTTCTCCGTCAATATGGCGGGCTTCGCCAGACTCGCAACGCCTCTGTACCCCATAATGGACAACATGAGGCTCGAAACCTTCTTCTTCGCAGTACCCTACAGACTCGTCTGGGACAACTGGGCAAAATTCTGCGGTGAAAGAAAGGCTCCTAACGACTCGGTGGATTTCCTGATCCCCGAAGTCGAACTGACTGCAGTCAACAACGAAACAATCTTCGACTACATGGGTCTCCCCACAAAAATCACTGAAGCGTACAAAGTCTCGGCACTGCCCTTCCGGGCTTACAATCTCATCTGGAATGAGTGGTTCAGAGACCAAAACCTTCAAAACCCCGTAACGGTCAACACGGGCAACGGCCCTGACACGGAAGCAACATACACTCTCAAGAAACGCGGCAAGCGCCACGACTACTTCACTTCATGCCTTCCTTGGCTTCAGAAAGGCGATGCCATTCAACTCGCTCTGGGCGAATCAGCACCTGTGGTCGGCATCGGAAAGAAAAACACATCCTATGGTCAGTCAAATCAAACCGTCTATCAGAACGACGGAGTCTACGCCGGCACGGCAACGTACGCATCCTGCACGGATCCGGCCACGGACTGGCTCATTCAGCAAAACCCTGACCACTCTGGTTACCCAGGCATTTATGCCGATCTCTCGACGGCAACGGCGTCAACGGTCAACGAACTCCGACAGGCAATTCAAGTGCAAAGGATACTCGAGCGGGACGCGAGGGCTGGCACACGATACACGGAAATCGTTCAATCTCACTTCGGAGTAATCTCTCCGGACGCAAGACTCCAGAGACCGGAATACCTTGGTGGAGGCTCCACGCCGGTAAATGTCACTCCCATCGCAAAAACGGTCTCGGACGCAAACAACTTCACGGGCGAGCTCGGCGCATTCGGAACCGTCGGGTTCAACGGACACGGATTCTCCAAGTCCTTCACGGAGCACTGCATCGTCATCGGCTTGCTCAATGTCAGAGCCGATCTCACTTACCAGTACGGCATCGAAAGATTCTGGAATCGACAGACTCGCTTCGATTTCTACTGGCCCACTCTTGCACACCTCGGTGAACAGGCTGTCCTCAACAAGGAAATCTTCCTCAACGACTACATGATCACGTCGGGTGAAGCCGACAACGTTTTCGGGTACCAAGAACGCTACGCCTGCTATCGATATAAGCCCTCGAAAATCACGGGCAAGATGCGTTCAAACGATGATCAATCTCTCGACGCATGGCACCTCTCGCAGGAATTCACAAACATGCCGGTGCTAACGGATATCTTCATTCAAGAAAACCCTCCCGTGGATCGCGTTATCGCAGTACCCACGGAACCTCACTTCATCTTCGACAGCTACATCAGCATGAAATGCGTTCGACCTATGCCGGTCTACTCTGTCCCCGGCCTGATCGATCACTTCTAACGGAGGTGGAAAATGTTCGGAATAGATGATGCACTTCTCGGTGCTGTAATCCCCTCCGTCATTGGACTCGGCGGCTCACTCATGGGAAACATCTTCAATCAATCAAACGCTCGCCAAGCTACGGAATCGGCGAGGGAAGGCGCAAGGGACTCGGCCGAATGGTCAAAAGAACAATACGCCACACGGTACCAGACAACCGCTCAGGACATGAAAGCGGCAGGTCTAAACCCCATACTGGCTTCTTCTGGTGGCTTCTCTGTTGGGCCCTCACCTACTATGGCGGCGCCGCAAGCATTTCAAGCGGCACCTATCGAGACATTTTCGAGTAGCGCAAAACAATTCGGTGACCTGGCTAAAACCGTCGTGGACACCAAAAAATCAGCAGAGGAAACAAAAAATGTTATCGCTGACACTCGGAAAAAAATGGAAGAAATTGATAAGGTCATGTCTGAAAAAATTCTGGCCGATAAACAGGCGGGAAAAGTTACGATGGAGACGCAAGAGTCGTGGACTCGGATTGTCTCTATGGAAATGAACTACTCCACCATCGCGGCCAACCTCGTCAAGATCAAAGAAGAGACTGACCTGCTACTCTCAAAACGCGGACTCACGGAATCAGAAAGGCTACAGGTAGCGGCCAACACGGAAAAAATCAAAACGGAGACTCGAAAAGTTAAAGCGGAAGCCGACATCCTTGTGTCGGAGGTAAACAAATTCAAAGCCCGAAATCAAATCTACGAAAATGAAGCTGGCTCAATCCTCGGGATCATAGCAGAGGTGGGAAAATCCATCAGCCCCTTCACAAAGTAAAACCCTTCAAAAAACAGGAGGTAAAAAATGTCTGGAGAATTCAGAAAGAAATTCGGAAACAAAAAATACACTCGGCGAGACGCGAAAGCGTTCTGCGCCGTCACCTTCCCCGTCGATGAAGACGGAAAGCCCCTCTACGTCACTGAACAGGGCCACAAGGCCGAATGTGACGTCAACAACATCATCAAGAAATATGACCGGACAGGTCTCATAAATCACGTCACCCGCTTTGAAGCCATGTACGGTGACGTGTCCTCCATCGAATTCAGAGATGCCCTCGACCTTCAAATCAGGGTCGGGGAACACTTCAACGATCTGCCCTCTGAAATTCGAAAAAGGTTCAACAACGACCCCGGCTCCTTCTTGGCATTCCTTGAAGACCCCAAAAACGACGCGGAGAGCGTCGAGCTTGGACTCAGGACTAACGACAGAACTATCCAGAATGCCCCCAAAACGAAAAAGTCCGACCCCGGAGGGTCACCACAGCCGGAAAAATAAACAAAGCGTCCTAGCCCCTCTAGAACGCGTTAAAACGGAAAAGGGCCTATTTTGGCCCTTTTTCTATGGGCGCAAGGCCACCCTGCCGCGCCCGAAAGCAATAATTCATTACTTGATCATATTATTGCTCTCTCGCCTACAGGCGAGAAAACAAACTAAACAATTAATAAAAACATAAACATATAAAAAGTTATCAACAACCAACTAAAAAAATCTCTTATCTAATAAAAATAAATAAGGATAAAGTAAATATACTATGCTAAAGAAAAAGACTAAGACTTCTTTCTTTTAATCTTATTCCTTTAAATATGCCTGTGGATAACTGCAAGTTATCCATAGGCACCCTAAAACTATTCTTTAAGAATATTATATATATATCAAAAAAATCCTATACCAAAAAACAGGAGGTGCAACAAATGCAACGACGATCCAAAATGGGCAAGCGGCGTTCCAAGAAATTATTCTCCAAAACTGCCCGCTCTGGCCACATGTTCAACCGCGGTATGAAAGCGGGACTCAAAAG